TTAGTGAAGCATCGGGGATTCGAACCCCGGACAACTTGATTAAAAGTCAAGTTTCCTTACCTCCTAAGATGCCCGCAAATACGCCATTTTTGCGAAAGCCCATGACACAAAAATGACACATTCAGATCTTAGCACATTGTGTCTATCCTGTCAAATAAAAAAGCCGTGCCATTTTGACACGACTCTTTTATTTTTTTCTCATGCTTCTTTTTCCGCGAGATCGAGGTCTGATCCATCGAGAAATTCCCCGTCCTCGTCCGTATTACAGTATTCGAGCGCGTATTCGTCTGCAAATACGTACCCACCAGACTTGCGGTACGAGCAGCTATATTTAGCAAGCTCGGATTTTGCAAAGTCGTACTGGTCGCCCGTCCAGCGTTTCAGTTCTTCCGGGCTTGCGTTTTCGCCGCAAATGCAATCGCCTTCAACAAAGTTATCAAATTGTTTCCTGGTGTAGCTGCCTACTCCGTGTTTTAAAATTATCGTATTATAAAAGCTATTCATCTCTGTTTTCTCCTTTTCTGTTTTTTTGGTATCCTCTCTAACTACTCTATCGAGTAGTAAAAGGACATACTCCGGCGGGTTTCTTTTTCCCGCCTCCCATCCCTCAATAGTCCTCTTGGGGATGTTATATTTTCTTGCGAACGCCTCCTGTGTTAAGCCGGAGGCGTTCCGGATTTCTTTTATTTTCATTATTTTTCTCCTTTATATTCAATAAATTCGTCGTCTGTCTCAACGAATTTATTGATTTCTTCGATCAGTTCCTCTTCGCTGACCGTCTGGAACTCACCGCACTCGTAAGTTCCGTCTTCGAGGCGGTGATCATCGAAGCTTCCGCACACCGGGCAGAAGTCAAATTCTGCCGTAGTGCCGTAGGAAGCTTCCCAACGGCCATTTTCTAAACGGGTGTAATCAGTCCAGAAACCGTATGAACCCCCGTTTGCTGATTTTTCGGATTCGTACTCCGAAAAATCATTAAATCTTACTCTCTGGATTCCTTCCAGACTTTTAATTTTGTTTGCTTTTTCCATTTTAATTTCCTCCTTGATTTTTGTTATGCCTTAACTTTGATTATATAATACCACTCATTGACGTATACATCAATAGGTTATTTTAGTTTTTTTATTTTTTGCAATAAAAAAAGGCGTAGGGAAATCCCCACGCCTTTTGATATCTTTTATATTTTTTACTGGCGGTTACACCATTCCTGCAAAGCCTTGACCATCGCTGACGGGTAGCTGATCACGCCGTCTACCGGTGTGCCGAGCTTTTTCTGGAGCGCGCGGATGGTCTGCGGTCCGATATAGCCGTCTTCTGTGGTTCCAGCCCATTTTTGCATAGCTCTGATCAGGTCAGAGCCGCCGGACAGTTCGTCAGACCATTCGGCCGCCGCGATGCCGGCGCAGTATTCTTTGTTAGCTGTTGGCTGATCGCTGATCACGCCGTCTACTCCGGTTTTAAAAATCTCCTGCAAGCGTTTGGTCAGCTCCGGTCCCCATACTCCATCAACTGATATCGCTTTTGCGGCCGGCTTCTGAACGGATGCTGTACCGCCGTAGGTACAGTATTTTTTATGGCAATTGATCCATCCTGCGCCCGAGAGCAGTTTTCCCCAACTTCCATTCTGGATTTTGGTGATAGTATAGCTGCCCTGATCCCGGATTACTCCGACGATCTTACTGTCTGCATTCGGCGCAATACGGATGTTTAATTCCGTGTCATTGACCTTGTAAACTCCTGGCTTATATATCTCCTCGCCGGATGTATTGTTTCCAGAAGACTCTGAGCTACCGCCGCTGATCAGCTTCTTGAATCTCGTCCAGTCGCCTTTTGCAATGATCTGGCTAGGGCAGTGCTTGCTGCAGATATCATAGTGCCGATATACCCTGGATGCCGGGATTCCGGTTTCTCTCATGATCTCCTTGACCACCGCAACGGTATTACGGAAAGCCTTCTCATAGTCATATCCGCTCTGCACACACATTTCTACGCCGATACTGTTTCGATTCCCGTAAGTTCCGAACAGATTTCCGTTTCCGTAGTTAACGCCGACATGCCAGCACCCGAGATTGTGCGGTGCTGCCTGGTAGGCAGTGTCGCCATCATCAACGTAATAGTGGGCAGACATATTGGACAGCTCACCATTATGCTGCGCTTCTGCATGTGTGCGGGCATCGGCACCCGCTCTGAAATTATCTGTGTTGTGGACTACAATACATTTAGGATCGTTCTCACTGTAAGTGTTCGTGTTACTGATTAATGATCTGTCAATTCTCATTTGTCGATGCTCCTTTTCCCCAAATTTGGATTCTTAGGAACATTGTACTCTTTTTCTCACGGCTCTTTGTAGGCTTGTTAGACTACGTATCGGTGATGGCTGTATCTTACGTTTTCCTGCGTTACTTTTGCGTAGATCATCGTGGTACTGATCCGCGTATGACCGAGGAGTTTCTGCAGATCTGTCACGTCCATGCCGTGGTCTATCGCATTTGTAGCTGTGGTGTGCCGGATCAGATGAGGAAATAGCGGTCTCCCGATGCCGGATCGCACGCCGATGTTGTGGATGACCTGCTCTACAGCTTGCTTTTGCAGAGCATGGTAAGGCTTACGTATTGTACAGAAAACGGCATCTGTATCGTCTTTTCTGGTAGCCCAATACTTCTGCAGAGTGTATTCTGCGCGGGCGTTAAGATAAGAAACTCGGTGTTTGCGGCATTTTCCGAACAATCTGACTTCTTTCGTGGAGAAATCAATATCTTCTTTTTTGAGGATCGCCATTTCCGAAACACGGCATCCGGTACTGTAGAAAAACTCGATCATTGCTCTTTCTCGAAGATCAACGCACGCATCCCGTACCATTTCCATCTCGATGCCATCAAGTGGCTCTCGCGGCTTCTCCTCGTACTTAATGGCGTGGATTTTCGCACATGGGTTCTCCGGAATGTAATATTCCAGACAACACCAGTCAAGAAACGTATTGATAACGATGCGCTTAGTGTCAATGGTATGATCCGAGTTCTTCCCAACCAGCCCGTACAAATATAAGCGGATATCGTTTGCCGTGATTTTCTCAACTGGCTTGCCGACGGCGTACAAAAACTGTTCAAGATAACATTTGTAAGTTACAAGCGACTGCGGACTCATGCCCTCAATCTTTTTCGATACCATGTAGACCTTATAGCACGCTGGTAAGAGATCATCCGGAACCGCTACATCCCTGCACTTCTTTTCAATGTTGTAATCGTCCGAAAAGATCTCCAATTCGTTAAGCACAACTTTCATCTGCTCCGGTGTGAGCTTGCCGTTCAACTTTGTAATAAACTCGGTCGCAAAATCTGCCATAAAAAAACCTCCTTTTGTGGTTCACAAAGGGAGGGTATTGTGATATAATAATACACGTACCCTTTGTGGTGCAGTTTGGAACCGGGTGTGTTTTTGGTCGGATAGCCCGGTTCCTTTTTTAGTTGTGCTTACATTATACCACGTTGTTTGAAAATAGGAAGTCTTTTTTCAAAAAAGCAAGATTTAAGCAAGATTTTTAATAAATTAAATCCGCATACTATTTTATTGAAATAATCACGTACCCATACTATTTTATTGGCATAATCACGTACCCATATAAATACGGATATGGACAGTACAGAGTGATTTTTCCATCCGTACTGATTTGAAGACTGCCTGTGTTTTGGTCTCTAACTAAAGCACTCATATATACTCCAATAGAGGAATTCAATGTGTACTCGCTGGGCAATTGAGCAATGTTTTGTTGTTTAACTTCAGATACTTTATCGACTCCGTTGAATTTGCAGTATAATAGTTTGCCAATAGAAAAGGTAGCCAGAGTACCATATCCTCCGCAGTCAATGTATTTGATATTACCATATTTTACATTACTATTTAACTTATAGTCACAAGATCAAGGCAGATTAAAAATGCTGCGCTCCATGGACCAAGTGTCACTTTTAATGTTGCCAAAGAAGCATCAAGTACGGGTGGTGCTGCAGATCCAGTTCCTTTTGATATTTCTGCCACTCCCGATATCTTTCCTGTTATGTATGCAGAGGTATTGCGGTTGTTATCAATTAGTAAAAACGAAGTCATATGACTGTTTACACCACCCCACTTTACGCTTACTGTTTTGGCAGAGTCATCACTATATATAATATAACTATTGGCATTGAACCGCTTACTATTTAATTCGTTAATGGCTCCCGGGATTGTCTTATTAGTCGTCTCGAGCTGAGAGATACCCTCAGACACGATTTTCTTAGCAATCCATTTCCACAGATTGCCGAAAGTAAACTTTTTATTCACTTTGGCTGGGGTGTCGTAGATAAGAGCAAGGTCGGTGTCTACCGGTTCTGTTTTTTCGGTGTAATCTGTGAATTTTGCCATATTAGTTTTCCTCCTTATTGAGCTGATTATTTTCAATATATTCATCAATTGCGGCGATATGCTTTTTCAATTCCGGGTTAACCGCGACAAAATTGCCGCGGTTATTCTGACTGATAAGGTCGCCGGAATCGTCCACCTCTGAATAGGTGTAAGCGATCCGGATGCCCTCGCCGGTTACTAATTTCGTAAAACTTGTTAAGACTTTCATTGTTTCTCCTTTCATGCTATAATTTTCGATTCTACATAATCAATATACGTCTGATAGCCGATTTCGCTGTAGTCCAATTCCGGCTCTTTTTCATATGGAGTTTCGTTCTTTTCCAGTCTTTCTAGCGTGTAATCTGCCTGTTTAGCTTTCAGCTCCCATGAAAAGCTAAGATTTGGTGTTCCTTTGACCAAAAAGTAGTCTGCCGTTTTTTCCTCGATCCACAGGTCACCACATCCCTCTTTTTGCAAGAACACGTTATACTTGTCATTTCTCAGCACTGTTTCGCCGAAAATATCGTCAATCTGAACGTAGCACAGACCGTTTTCGTCCGTTTCCGCTTCTCCGATGTCTCCGAAGAACGGGCTTGGCATCTCATAGCAATACTGGAGACGCTGACCGTAGTTTTCGGTATCTACAATTCTATTTTTGGTTCCAGAAGTGTAGATTCCCTCTGCGGTTACACGTGAACCTTTTCCAAGTCCATTTCCTATTGCATAAAAGCCGCCGTTTGCATCCTCTTTTCCGGCTTTCATGTATACACCATAATTCGAGAGCAAATCAGTGACAGAGGAATATCCTGAAAGATCGTCCGTGTAACACATTCCGAAGTGTCCGCTTGTCCACGTGCTGCCAATTCCAGCTCCCGTTGATCGATCAAGCAATCGAACGCCAGGGAATAAGTACGGATTCATTTCAAAAATATATTCTTTCCGAGTAACGCCAAGTCCCCAGTTAGCCGTACTGTCAACTTTTACGCCGCCTGTGGAGATTTTGACAGCTTCATTTCCGTTGACCGTGCCTTGTATATAGTCATTTTGTGACTCAAGGTGGATCTGCGTACCATATATGGAACCTTTTTTCAAATTAAAACCGTCTTTGTTCCAGCTTCCGATCTTATTTCCACTGGAATCATACACTTCCGCTTGACCGTTGCCGTTGTTGACTCCGCCAAGTTTTAAGGTTCCGCCTTGTGCGTACGAGAAATTGAGGAACAGTTTTCCATCTTTCAAGAAAATGCCCTGTGCCGCGCCGTTATTGGTGAGTCGGTTAAAAATTTCAAGCTGTGTTAAGGCCTTGTCAAGTGCATCTACCGCGGAGTTGTCCGTATACTTATTTCGCTTCTGCCAATCTCCGGCAACATACGAGCCGGACTCTCTGGCGGTTACGCAAGTCATGATATCGGCACTCGTCGAGTCAAACCAGAGGTCTCCTACCGCATACGGCGTGGTTGGCTGTTTTACAAAAATCTGCGCTTTTCCGTCGATGGCATCGTAGACACCGCTCGGCGGCTCTGCTTTCATCGGCTCCCACGCGGTGCCGCTGTAGATATAGGACTTCTGCTCGGTCGTGTTGTACCACAAATCACCCTTATGCTGCTTTTTCAGTGCGTCCGTTGTCCACGACTTAGCTGGGTCTGTGCTCTGCCGCCACGTTTCCGCTTTTCCGTCTATCTGATTCTTAACATCAGCAAGAGTGTTTGCGTACTCTCCCTTGATCCAGTTGTTAAGAGAGGAGTCATCCGTGTATTTATTCCGCTTCTGCCAATCGGATGCCACGTATGAGCCAGACTCACGAGCCACAACGCAGGTCAGAATGTCGGATGTCGCCGAGCTGAACCACAGGTCGCCGATCGAGTACGGAGGTTTTGGCTGGCTTACGAAAATCTGAGCCTTTCCATCAATGATGTCGAAAACATCGTTCGGGATGCTCATTTCATGCCAAATTCCGGCTTGATAGATGTATTCCTTATTAGTCGATGGGTTTTTCCAGAGATCGCCATCGTGAACCATCTTTTCACTCTCAATCACGGTCATGATCGCCGCGCCGGTGTTGTCCGTAACGGTCGCTCCGGTGTGATCCAGCAACGCTTCTTCGGTCGTTCCCGTCCACTGTAAGGATGGGTCGGTTGTCTGATACCATGTTTCAGCTTTTTTGTCGATCGAATTGGAGATTTTATCTATTTTGTCGTCATACGCGGTGATGAAATCGCCCAGCTCCTTGCTGACTGCTTTTACGGCGGAGTCATCCGTGTACTTATTTCTCTTCTGCCAATCTCCGGCAACATACAAGCCGGACTCTCTGGCGGTTACGCAGGTCATGATATCGGCACTCGTCGAGTCAAACCAGAGGTCACCTACAGAGTATGGAGGTTTTGGCTGACTTACGAAAATCTGAGCCTTTCCGTCGATGGCATCGTAAACACCGCTCGGCGGCTCTGCTTTCATCTGTTCCCACGCGCTACCGTTGTAGATATAGGATTTCTGCTCGGTCGTGTTGTACCACAAATCACCCTTATGCTGCTTTTTCAGTGCGTCCGTTGTCCACGACTTAGACGGGTCTGTGCTCTGCCGCCACGTTTCGGATTTTCCGTCTATCTGCGTCTGCACATCCTTGAGCGTTTTTGCATAGTCTCCCTTGATCCAGTTGTTAAGAGAGGAATCATCAGTATATTTATTTCTTTTTTCCCAGTCTGCAGCATTAAAATTTCCGCTCTCTCTCGCAGTCGTACAGGTCATAATATCTGCACTGGAAGAATCGAACCATAAGTCACCCACATCATACGGCGTAGTTGGCTGCTTAACGAAAATCTGAGCCTTGCCATCAATCGCGTCAAATACGGCTTGTGGCGGCGTTGATGTCATTTCCTGCCATGCTGAGCCATTATAGATATAAGTTTTCTGGTTCTCTGTGTTGTTCCACAAGTCGCCCTTATGCTGGGCTTTCAGCTCATCCGTTGTCCAATTGGCCGCCGGATCAGTGCTCTGCCGCCACGTTTCCGCCTTACCGTCAATCTGAGTAGACAAGTCGGCAATCGTCTCTTTGTAGTCGCCAGAAAGGAAGTTTTCAAGCGCGGTATCGTCTGTATAAGTATCTTTTTTCGCCCAGTCGGACGCATTATACTTTCCAGATGTGCGCTTAACTACGCAGACAAGGATAGTTGTTCCGGTGAACCATGTATCGCCTACGTCATAAGGGGGAATCGGTTCGCCAACAAAAATCTGCGCCTTGCCGTCGATTTTGTCAAAAACATCGTCTGGAACGCTCATTTCGTGCCAGGTTCCATCCTTATAGATGTACTCGACGTTATTGGTTGTGTTATGCCACAAGTCGCCGTTATGAGCCGCTTTTTCGCGATCCCATACGGTCAGAATGTTTGCACCGGTGCTGTCCGTAATATTCGCGCCGGTATGGTCCTGCAATGGTTCAGATGTGCTATTATCTGTCCATTGGAGCGCCGGATCTGTTGCCTGGAACCACGTTTCGGCTTTCTTGTCAATCGAATTAGAGATTTCGACAAGCGTTTCTGCATAATCCGTGTAGATGAAATTGTTAAGTTCAGAATCGTCTGTATACTTAACCGCCTTGATCCAGTCAGAAGAATCATAGGCACCAGACTGTCGTGAGCGCTGGCATCTCATAAGATCGGAAGTATCATTGCCCACCCACAGGTCACCTACATCGTACGGAGGATACGGCGTAGCTGTAAAAACGCGGCGCTTTGAGTCTGCTGTGTCTTTGGCTTCTGCGGCTTTCTGCATGGCAAGCGTGATATCGGTATCCTGTACGAGCTGCCAGTTCCACGCCGATCCGTCTTTCTGGAAGCGGTACGCATAGCCTTTCGACTTCCAATAGAATAAGTCTCCCTCATGAGCAGTCTTCTTCTCCTCGGTATCCCATTCTTTCGCCGGAACGTTGTTGAGCGTAGGCTCGTAATCGTAATAGAACGTTTCGATCTGACCGTCAATCTGCTTTTGCAGGCTGGAAATCATAGGGTTGTATATATTGCTCGTAAAGTCGTTCAGAGAAGATTCCGCTTTTTTTTCGGCAATATCTGCCACCGTTTCGCCCTGAATGGAAAGAGAAACCACGCTAAGCCGGACTTCTCCCGTTTCAGCATCCATGTAGACGGTCTGTTTTCCGTTTCTGTCCTGGATGATAAGGGTGCCGCCAACTCCCCAATCGAAATTGATGCCAATAGCAGTCATGATCTTAGCTATCATGACTCCATCTACAGAAAATCCACCGTTCCAAGTCTTTCCGCCGTCGGTCGATGCTGTGATGGTATCAGCTGTAATTTTGAAAACACTTTTGGATTCTGCAAGCGTAGGCTTATCGTGCAGATAGTAGATGCTGCTGCCATCTGGCTGCACTTCGCTCGAAATATAGGTTCCAGGTGCGTTGGAAACCTGTTTTTCGAGAGCGTCCATCTGTTTTTCAAATTCTTTTTTAATAACCTGCTGCTGCTTTTTGAGATTCTGGTATACTTTCGAGCCAGATGTCGCCTTTTGCGACTTTACGGTTTCTGGGCTGTCTGTATCGCAGGAAATAGACGTACTGCCAAGGTACGTGTAAGTAATATTGCTCAGAACGGAAAAGAAAAGATTTCCTTTCATATCCTGCACGAAACACGGGTCCATAAACTCAGCAAGCGGGTTTGAAATGTGATCTCCGCTGAATGTGTAAAATTCCAGCCCGACAATAACATTTCCGATTAGCTGCAGTGCCTGTGCTTCTTTGCCGGAAATCAATGGATTTTCGATCAAGAAGCAGTAATCTTCCGAACCTACAATATAAGATTGCTTTTCATCTCCATCGTCGTTCTCCGCCTTAACTCCAGTTATCCGAATCATATCTGTCGAAATGCTCGGATTCTTCTGAAATCCAGAAAAATTCTGTGCTTTCGTGTAATCATACGTTCCATCTGACTTTTTAAGGCCGGAAAAATCATAGCTCTTAATAATAACAGCACCGTTGGAATCGCACATGGCATTTCCGCCAGCAATCATAGCGATATATCCGAGCATCTCCCTGCATGTAACATTTTCAGAAATTGCATCTACCACGAAATCACCATTTGTGAATTTCGCGCTGCCAGCAACAAGATTACACTGAATGCAGACATCCCGATAGATATTAAATATAGTCGCCGGAAACGTCGTATTTGCAACGTAACTATCGGATGTTTTCGCCATGTAATCTGCAGCAACAAGCGTAATTGTGGATCCCGGCGTGGTCGGCTCAACTACAGAAAAGATTCCCTCTTTGATTTTTTCTACGCTTCCATCATCCAGCGTCATTCCCGTAAAAAGCGTGATTTCTGCGCCGTAAAAGTCAATGGCATCAAATCTTCCGTCGTAGTTATCCAAATTAAGCTCTATTGTTCTTGAAAGCGCCACACCGAGGGGGAATGAACTTCCCCCATTGGTGGTGATGCTGTTACCGTCAATTCGAAAATCTTTGGACGGATCCAGAGTCAATTTTGTGCCGTTCCGTAAAACCACGTTCGCGTACGCATAACATGCAGAACCGTTTTCTACTTTTTTCCTAAATTCTGTGCTTACATTTTTCATGATGGGTCAATCCTCGTTACCTGGAAACTAAGACTTGTGCATTTTTCCTCGCCCTCTTTGAGGGAATACATCGCTGTGTCAACGTTTGCAACATAAAAAGCATGTGTCTCCCATTTTGCGGTTTTGATATTGAAATAATGGAAATTGAACTGAGACTTGAAAACAGTCTTTGAAAGGATTTCCGCTGCTGCTTCAAGGGTAATATCGGTCCATTTAAGGTTATACGCTTCAACGGTGAATAACCTTGTGTTGACCATTTTGCCGTTCATAAGCCGCCCGGAATCGTCCGAAGATGTTGCTGCAAAAGCAATTGTGTAACCATCTTCGTCAACATCTGGCGGCGTGTAGCCATCAAACTGCAAATGATTTTGTGCCATGTATGCCCTCCTTAAGTCGTAGACAGCTCGAATGGGTTATTTCCACCCTGTATCTGCTGCAGCTTTGCTTCGCTGATTGTTTCCTTGAACAGGACTTTTCTGTCCAACTGTGCAACGAAAGTATAGCTTCCATTGCCTTTTCCAGACTCTTCCCGGACAATCTTACGGATAAGCCCCTCTGGTGCTTCGATATTGTTTCCGCTTTTCTGATCTCCGAGCATTGCCAGAAACTCCTGGTTTGGTGGGATGACCGCACCGGATGCCAGATGTGGGATTCTTCCGATAGTTGGAATATTTACATGCGGAATTCTATTCACGCCGCGGATCAGATTATTGATTGCTCCGATTGCCTGATTAACCATGCTGATGATCCCATTAATCGGAGCACGCACAACATCACCAATTCCGCTCATGATACTCGAAAAGATATTTTTGACGCTCTGCCAAGCATTCCGCCAGTCACCAGTAAACGCGTATTTAATAAAATTCATAATCCCAATAAATACGTTTTTCATAGTTCCGAATATTGACTTAATCAAATCGCAAAGAACCTGCGGAGCAATGCCAGCTACGCCAAAATATTTTACCCAGTCAACAGAGAATAATTTTTTCACCAGTGACATAAATGGAGTTAAAATATAGTCTCCAATCCATTCAATTACAGCGCCGCATGTATCCGCAAATCCCTGTGCTATTTGTCCTGCACCGGAAAAAGCTTTTTTCCAGTCGCCCGTAAACACACCAACAAGGAAATCGATCAAACCGCCGAGCATATCCAGAATTCCGTTCGCCATTTCTACCGCAGCGCCCAATAAATCAATAGCCGCGTCGCCTAGCCATTGTACTACAGGAGCCAATAACGGAATTACATTTTGAAGAATCCAATTAATAAGGGGAACAAGAACGTTATTCCAAATTTGCTGTAGCGCATCAATGATTTTTGCGCACACATCAAGGAATTTATCGACAAAATCTGTAAGAGGTCCATTAATCAAATCTTCGAGCCGCGTTCCCCATTCATCGATGATAGGCACTACATAACTATTGTAAAGATCAAGCAGTGTTTCCAAAATAGACGCACAGCCTGATTCGAAGTCATCAATAAATGGCTTAACGCTCTCATCATAAAATGCAATAATTTTGTCGGATGTATCGTTTAAAAAGTCCTCGATAACCTGCGCGAGATGTTGTATCGGAGCAATTGTATTATTAATTGCTTCTGTTATCTTATCCTTGTTGTCAATCCACGGCTGTGAAATAAGATACATCTTATCCCGTTCGTATCGTGAAAAAATTTCTACGGCCAGACCTCCCAAAGTTGCAAAAATTCCAATAATATTTCCAGTCAGATCCTGTGCCGTCTGTGTTCCAAACGTGTTTGCAAACACTTCGGCTATGGTTTTTGCAATAAGACCAAACTGATCTGCCATTTCTGTGCCGACGTTAAAAATATCAACCAAGAATTTCTTGACTCTATCCTTATTTCTGCTTAGATAGCTTTCAAAACCGCCTACAAGATTAACAGCCAGTGTAAGACCTACGCTTGCTATTGATCCGGCTACGACCCCGAGATTATAGATTACAGATTCTGCAAAGCGTTTTGCGGCTCCTACTACTTCCGGGTCCGTGAAGATCTCCGCAAGATTCCTTTTGATGGATGCCAGATCCTTTTTCAGCTCTGCAAGCTGCGGTTTGTAATCTCCAAGGCCATCCCAGAAGCCGGACATAAACATGTCTTTAATCTTTTTCAGTAAATCAAAAACTTTCTGCAGATTATCCAGAAAAGCGTTAGGGATCTGCTCTTCCGTGAACATCGGCGCACTGCCTGTTCCTCCTCCACCGCCGCCAGCTCCCGGGGATTTGCCGCCCCCGCCGCTGCCGGAACCGCTGTCGCTTTTCGAATCCATCTTGTTCAGATCATCGAGAGGAGAAAGGTATTTTTCCGTTGCTTCTGCGGCCGCATCTGCCGCATCTGCCGCGTCGTTGGTTGCGTCCGCTACATCTTCCGCACTCGATGCCGTATCGCTTAGAGATGCCGCGTAATCCTTCTGAACAGCTAATGCTCGAGTATATGTTTTCTTACCAGACAGCATCGAAAAGAACATGCTTACGTAAGTTGCCGCGGTGCTAAGCATGTCGATGAATTTTGACAGAATCGGTGCAATCGCTGTAAGAATCGGCGCAAATGCTGTCGCAAGACTGTTTTTGAGCCGTTCCAAGCTGCCCCACAACATAGAGATAGCCGAGTTGGTTGAGCCGGATTCCTGCGCCAAATTTGACATTCCAGCCACAACCGCGCTTCTCAGCTTATTGAAAAGAACGAATAATGAGCGGATGCCTAGACCGTATTTTAGCAACGTCATAATTCCGTTTTTGGCATTTCCCGCCGCGCTTCCGGTCTCTTTCAGCGAATTTGCGGCTTTCCTTCCGCTGTCAGCCACTTTTTTATTTGAATTTGCCAGCTTTTCTCCGTCGCCAGCGGCTTTTTTTGTTGCTGCGCTGCTTGCTGATTTCGAATAATTATCAATGCTGTCTTTTACGCCGTCATATGACGTTTTCAGCCGGTCATTGATATTTGCCAGCTTTTCTTCTTCCTGCGCCAGTTTTTCCGTCGACGCTGCTGCTTCTTTTGTAGGTTCGGTATTAATCGTTGCAGTACCGGCTTCTTCCATCTCACGCATTTTGTTTGCGACCGAATCGTATTTGTCACGTAAAAAGTCAAGGTCAACCGCAAGCTCTCCCATTTCTGCCGTCTTACTTCCGTCATCATTCGACGACCAAAGTTCATCCCATTTTTCTTTGGTAATCGAAATTTTCTCATCCAATTTCGCAAGTTCTGACTCAAGCTGTGCGTACTGCTGGGTTGGAGTTTCTGATCCTAGTGCGGACGTGAACGCTCTTCCTGTTTCTTCAAGATCCTGCAACTCACCTTTTGCATATTCAATTGTTTTTGCGAGCTGGTCAATATCATACTGATAGCTCTTATACTTTTTGCTGTCTTCACTTCCGCCCAGCGCCACAAATTTTTCCTGCGCATAGATTAGTTTGTCCATCTGCGTCTTAGCAGACTCTATCTGTGCCTGAATCTCTTTGTATTCGTCGGTCGGTATCTGCTGTTTTCCGAGTTCAGCAACCTTTTCTTTGAGCTGTTCGACTCTTTTTTCCTGCTCTCTGTACTGATCGTTCAGCTTCGAGAACGCGTTCGCCTGTTTGTTGAGTGATGCTTTGGCCTTGTCTCCAAGACCATTAATAGACGAGATACACTGCCGCACATTCGCTTCCAGCTCCTTACTGCCAGCTTTTGCGCCGTTGGTGTCAATCTCCGTATCAATGATGATATAGCCGTCAGCCTGTCCCGCCATGCGTTTTTCCTTCCTACCGTGTAACTTTTAACGGTTTGTGCCGGTGCTCCGTATGCTCCGGCAGTTATTTTGATATTCCAAAAAGCTCTCTAAGAGCTGCTTTTTCTTCTTCGCTTCTCTGGCCGCTTGCCGATTTGAGATCGATGATAGCCTTATTATCCCTGTAATATTCCTGTTCCCACTTGTCCAGTTTCTTTCCTTTGGCTTTTTTATCTCGGATACTTACCACAGTTGCGAACGTGCCTTCCCCGATCTCCATGTAGAAAGCAAAAAAAGTCCACCAGTGCAGATACTTCTGACCGCGCACATCTTTTCCGGCAACCTTATTGATGGACGGAATAATAATGGTTGCATCCTGTATCCAGTCCATTAATTTTGGCCTTTTTCGCTTTGTGTCCTCTGAAAAACCGCAGTCAATAAATTCACATGCTTTTTCCGCAGCTTCTTCCCATTCTCCGGGTGGCATATCGTCAAAATCAATATAGAGGATAGCTAACATACTTATGACCTGTTCCGCCCTCTTTTCGTCCTCGGTCATATCTGGTTCGAAAATCTCGGGATCGTTCATACATTGCAAAATATCCAATACCACTCGATAATCTGAGCGTATTGGATATTCTTTTCCTGCAACGTTGAGCGATGTCGGAAGGCTCCACGCGTCCATTATTTACGATATTTTGTAACGTACTTATTCATACGTGTTCGAACTTTTTTCGCCCTGTGTTCGGTCTCAGTTTCGATCACGCGGCCGATAGCGTCAACAACTTCTTCGAAAAACAGTTTTCCAGAAGCAAGCGGAGAGAACGGGCCTAAGATGCTGAAAAATGATTCTTTTGAATCCGATCCGATCAGATAGGAAAGCTCATCAGCAACCATGCTTTCAACCTTTTTAATGTCCGCCGGTTCGTTTTCCGGCACTGAAAAGCTGTTCAGATGTTCTACAACCTCATCATATCGTGAGATAAGATTGGTGTCGGACGGTCGAAAATCAAATTTCCCGTATACATGGCCCTGCTTATTTTTGATATAATAAGTTTTTAAGCCATCATCAATAATGATGTCGTTACTCTGCGGTTTTACCAGTTTATTGCTCATCTAAAAGCTCCTTTCTATTCGTGTGTGATCTTACGCCAGGGATGTGCTTTTATCGGAAGCTGGCGCTGCGCCCTCATTAAATTCCGGAGTTCCGGTTTTAAGAGAAGCTGCGCTTACGTATCCTTTGGTGAATTTGCCATCCTCGGAAACGGCAAACGGGATATTAAGGCCTGCAGTATCGCCGCCGTAAGACTGCGGTTTTACGATGACCTCACGCACGTACGCAAGATGATTGGTCGCCGCTGTGTCCTCCACGATGACTTCCAGCATAAGGGTTTTACAGGCATCGCCTTTTTTACGTTCAAGGGCGATATCTCGCAGTACCGGATACAGTTTGTTATCCGGGTCAGCATAGAACGGATCAGCGTCCATAGACGGCTCATATCCGTTGTCTCTCGTTTTGGTCTGGCCGAGAATATTTTTGGTTGTTTCGGTGTCCGGGTTAAGCTCTACGGACATATCCTCGATGTCGTCACCTACCAGCACCCAGCTTGCGGATGCCACGACTCTCTTGAATGTCGAATCGAGGTAAGTGGCCATTGCTTCACGCTCAAGTTTAGACATGTTTTTTCCTTTCTACCGCGTAACTTTTCGCGGTCAGCGGCTGCCGAATCGGTGCCGGTATGATTATTTTTTGAATTTCTTTCGATATTTTAATGACATGCTGACAACCCAGTCCTCCACTTTGTTTTCTGCCACCGTATCAAGATAAGATGGCGTAAGGCGGGTTATAGATTCAATAACTCTTCCTTCTGTAAGTGTCGGGTAAGATTCCAGATGATATTCTTTCCCATCCACCTGCACAGGCTGTTTTTCCAGCCATTTTCCGAGAGTGTCAAGAAATTCTTTGATTTCTGTCTTAATTCCCGGCGTTGTAGGTGCTGAACGATACACGATGTAAAACGGATAGTTGCAAAGCTGATCCACAATTCCTGTGATGTATTTCTTTTCAGAAGCAACCACAGCTCCACTCACTGGATAGAATGCAATCCCTTCATCCTCTTTGAGCGAAGAAAACTTGATCTTTTCGGTCGGCTGAAGTCCGGGGAAAGTGTTCAGAACTGTTTCCAGCGCTTTCGTTACGATGTCGTATCCGTCCACATCGTATGTAACAGGTTTTTTAACCTCCTCCGGCACGTTTCTTCACTCCCTTCACCCATTCTTTGCCGTGTGCCGCTTTTGCGGCATCAAACCAGTGATCCGTAGCAGACGGATGCGCGGTTCTATCGAATTTTAGTGGTGTATCAGTAACAACTTTTTTTGCGCCAGGTCTCGCCCACGCTGAACGCGTCTCCGGATCAACCATAAGTTTTCCCTCGTACAGGAACCGTCCATACGGTGGAGCGCCTGCGCATACCTTTCCAGTTCCCTGCATGGATGCACTGCGCACTCTGGTTGCATCCACCATGATTCCGTCACGAAAAGGCATGTACGGGATCATATCATTCATAACCTGTCCATCAAGCCAGAACTGCGCTTCCTGGAACTGCTTGTCGAACCTCGTAAGGTCTACCTGTACCTTAACATGTCCATTCACGACCGAAAAACTGGGGAAATGTTTCGTATTGCTCATTATTTTCCCCCTATTTCAAAATGAGGAATAAGCCTGTACGGACCGCCTACATTGCTGATGGAAAACACATTATCGTATTTTTTATTCATGTAGTCATAGAATCCGCGGTCTACTCTGCTTGTGTATTCCGCGTCTTTCACCACGCCGTACATCTGCCGTTCAACAATTGTGGCAATCGGCCTTTTCTCGTGATCCTGCACGTATACTCCGTTATGGTCGATAAGATAAGCCTGTTCTTTCTTGACGCAGTAATCGCCGAGCACGAAAAAATCTTCGTTAGCAAAAGTGATTGTTCCCGGGAGTTCTTCATTCGTCTGAGCTTTCCAGGCTTTCGGTGATAACCACTTCTTTCCCTGCACCATAATAGTGCCGTTATCTGGCGTATATGCCACGTGCAGGCTGGCCGTATCGGCGCTGTCAATGCCGGTTCGGACAATATTTGCGACCTTGTCCGTGATAAGATCCACATGCTGCAACACAGTCGGATACCAGAATACATTCCCGGTTTGATCTTCGTACCTGTTGAAAAGAGTTATGGTTTCGTCATACATGTTTCCACCTACTTCTTATTCTTCACGAGAGCCGTTTCATATTGACCGCTAAAACGTGATTTTCCATTTGAGTACCACGTATAGCCTTTGGGATTCGTAAGAGCATTTTCTACGGGTTTCCAGCCTTTAGGGGGGGTATTGAAGCGTTTTACCGTCTTACCGTTTACAGTTTTCATCATTCCACTGTTGCTACCTCTTCCGCCCATATCACAACCTCACTCCTGCATACAGGACCGGAACGCCGTCATCCGTCATAACGCCCTGTAGATTTTCGAGAATAATCTGTGTCACGAGCACGTTTTCTACCTTTTTGTCCATCGCCGCTTGTCCGTAGACGCTAGAATTTGTACCGCTAGTTCCGGTCACGTAGGAGATGCTTTCACTGCCGGAAGAAATCGAAGAAACGGCCTTATTGATGACCGTTCCATCTTCTCTCTTTACGGTTCCTACTGTTTCCATCGCAGCATTTTTTACGGTGTCGATCTGAAAAAGCGCATCCGCCAGTGTACAGACCGCTTTCTTGATCTTTTTCTGTGCCCGTTCGTTTTCCGGCAGCCCGTCTGCAAGCCGGTCGAATGTCAAAACATCAATTCGATCACTTGCCCGCTCGGCGTACCGCGGAAAGTCGGATTCTGGCACGGTATCGCCGAAATATGAAGTTGTGTAAAATTCATAATCTGCATAAGCCATGCCAGATACCTCCGTCAACCGTTGGACTTAATCAGTCCCATACGGATGTTTTTGTGATTGAATGCAAGTGACCAGTTCGCTTTTGCTCCGAGTTCCGCATTGGTCGGGGATTCTTTTGTGATTCTGTTTGCATTGATTGAGAATCCGTTCGGATGCAGCACGTAGCCCTGTTTTGTGTACAACTTACGAATACCGGCTTTGGTTTCCGGATCGTAGTCTGCATAGTACGGGTCCTCGTAGTTGGTTTTATCGCAGGTGAGCACCGTTCCAGATCCGATCATATAGCTCTTATAGATCGGAACGTCTGTAGATGTGTCTACCGTGAAACGATCAGATACAACTGGAATGAATCCGCCGATCGTCGGAAGCTCAACATCTCGCTCGATAGCATTGGTGATAGTGTACTTGTTGTAATCAACCAGCCCCATAGCCTTGTAACGAGCGTAGATGTAAGAGTTAAGGACCAGCAGACCCATGTTCTCGTCTGCGTCTCCAACTGCTTTCTGCTGCGCGAAAATCAGTGTTGTATCATTGATTTTGTTTGCATCGGTTACGGTTGTAACCCCAGAAGATGCCGTCGCCGAAAGATCCGTAACATGATCTTTCATACCGTCCAGTGAAAGAACTGCATCAACAATAGCCATGAGATCACGGGTTCTTACCTGCCGATAGAATCCAGCAACTGAATTCGCAACGTGCGTCATCGGGTCAGCGCCGGTCAGCTCTTTTGTGAAATCCTGGGATTTCCATGCTTTCATACGCTGGGTCAGCATACAGGTCTGTTTCTTTCCACTGATCTCTGTCGGGGTGTTGTCGGTTTCACCATCATTGTTGAGAGCGTGAGATTCATCTTCATCAATCGGAACATAGAACGGAAGTGTTGCAACGTTTCCTTTTGTTCCGATCAGATCCATGATCGTCTGATCCTGTACAAGGATTCCAGACGCTAAGATTCGGTCATTCCAGGTCGGCTGCTCGCTCATGTAGTCGGAGAACACCTCCGGATCAAACGAAAAGCCGCCAAAAGTACCAGTTCTTGGCATTGTGTTTCCTTTCTACCGCGTAACTTTTTGCGGTCAAGCGTTATCGCGTGATAACGGTGTTATTTCGAGAGTGCTTCGTACAGCTCGGGATCTTCTTCTCTTAATTTGAGTCTTTCATCAAGATTCATTTTGCGGAAAGTTTCTTTCGTAATCTCGCCGCCATTGCCGCCATTGCCGCCGGTTGTAGGCTGTGTGAACTTGGCTGCATTGCTCTTTGCCTTTTTGGTTCCGGCATCCGCGAAAATCCCTGCTTTCTGTTTTCCGTCCTTGTCGGTAATCATCTCTGTGAAGATATCCGAAATAGACTTTCCTTTTGCAGAATCAGCATCCAGCGCTTTTGTAAGCTCTGCGCGGTAGTAGTCGGCAGTAATATCGTTCAAAAACTCGTATTTCTTCGCTCCCTTTTCATCTGTAGCCGTCAAGAAATCATTTACCTGTTTTTCTACTTCTGCCTTTCTGGCATCTGCTGCCCGTCCAGCTTTCTCTTCGTTGAGCTGTGTGGTGAGGGTTGTAACTTTCGTCTGTAATTCTTCGACGTTCACGTCTTTGAATCCCTCCAGCTCTTTCTGCACATCGTCCAGCGAGTTCTTGTACTCATCACGCTTTGTAACTACCTTGTCATAATCTGATTTGGTTCGATAGTTTTCTTCCATCTTCTTTTTCAGATCTGCTTTTTTGTCTTCCGGAATCTCGATTTCGAGTTCTGAAAGAATTGCTTCGTAATTCTGCATTTTCTATCCTCCTAAACGTTGTTTTTAACTGCCCGTCGGCAGTAATGGATTTAGGCAGATCAACCTCTGCCGGGGTAATGGGAAAATAGGATTCGAACCTATCAAGCAGTCCAAAGATCCAGCATCTTATGGCAGAATCAAGGGGGATGATGCCAGTTTTCCATTACTGTTTCCCAATTGTGTAATTCATAAAATAATAAGAAACACGCCGCGTTTTCAGAAAGGCTTGAGGAACGGAAAACGCGGCATATTTCAGACACGTTCCGAGCCTTGTGCAGGCTCTTAACAGGATCCCCTAGAACGTCGAAAGGAGGTGAATTGAACATCAAAATGACTTACAAGCCCATCCCAACTTCTTTTCACGCTCCTATCGTACTACATTCAATGTTTTTCGTTGTACCCATCTTGTCATCACGAATCAGCAAGTTTTCGAATCTGCTGCATGATAGCCTGTCTTTCGTCGCGAAAATCCGCATCAAGAATCATCGCCTGCAACATATCGAACACCTCAACCATCAGGCGGCCGACGGAATCCATAAGCTTATCTTTGTGCGCCGCGTCTCCGTGTTCCTGGTACGCCATTTTTGCCGCAATGTATTCGTCATACAATGCATCAATATTCTTATCATATTTTCCGTTGCTGTACTTCTTAATCAGTGTCTCTGATGCGTCCATCATAACCGCCGGAATGCTCTCACACTCCATTTTTCGCAGATTACACAGTGTGGTCGTAATCTTGAACATAGCATCAAGGTTATCTGTTGTGAGCTTCTGCATCGCAGACTTTTTTTCTCTTTCAAGCTGATCTTCCAGCACTTCTTTCACGTTTCCCATCATTCAACCTCGATTCCTTTCATGCGTTTTTTGTATTTTTCGTTCAATTCTTTCTGCGACTCAGTGATATGAACCATATCATAGCTGGTCGAGATCAGATCAAGAATAATTTTGTCAATCTCTTTCAGTTCATCGCCCACATCATCTATCAGCGAAGCTACAAGCGTGAAATCTTCCACGTTTCCTTTTTCAAGAAGCGCGGCGGCATAGATCTGATACACCTCTTTTGTTTCCTCTTCCCATTCCCGATACGCTGAAAATCCATCTTCTACAGCTTTCTGCTTAGTTCCTTTTCCGACAGATATGCTTTTCGCGGAGTACCAGCTATCCGGAATCATCTTCACTTCACCAGAAAACGCATTTTGAATCAGTTTTCCGTGTCTTTCGATGCGATATTTGCATATTTTTCTTCTTTCGATGCTTTCCGCGAGGTGCTGGTACTCATGGAGCCGCTTATATCCCTTCAATCCGAGAAAATCGAAATAGTCCGCGAGCTGATCGTGCATCATGATAGCCGCGATGAAGCGGCTGTTGATTTCCGAAAAGATAGCATCCGCATCTGTTACGTCTGTTTTGCTTCGGAAAGTAATCATGATTCGTCACCCCCTACGCAACTTTTTTGATGATGAGGTTCGCGTCTTTTACGAGAACTTCGGTTGCAGAAATATTTCCGACTGACACAGTAAGGCTCGTTCCCGCCGGCACAGGGATCAGTGTGTCTGCGCTCACGTTCTGATAAGTGTTCGCAGTAACTACGGTATAATCCATCTCTGTTCCTCCAACCGCTTCTCCGTTCAATTTCAGCGTAAGCACGGTCGCGCCCGCTGCCGCCGCTGTTACGTTTCCGTTGAACTGTAATTCTACCGCGATAGGAAGGTTCGTCCGGTTCGTGATTGTGAAAATTCCGCTTCCCTCGATGTGGTTCAGCCATCCGCTGGAGCATCCACAACGACGGGATTTTACGCGGGTATTGGTGAATACAATATTCTGTCCTGCTGCTACTGTCTGTTCTGCTTTTGCAATTACATTTAACATAATTTCTCTCCTTTTTGAAATGAAACAGGGGCAAGCTCCACGCCTACCCCTGCAATTTTGCACAACTACTGTTTCGTAGATTTGGAATCTTCCAACATGCTGATTATTTTATTTTGATTTTCGATGATCCGGTCAAGGTACTTTCTGTCCTGTTCCTGCAGGTGTTTTGCGATATCCGCATTGCTCGCCTGCGATAGGTCGCTCTGATAATTCATCGCCTGCAGGAATACACCGAACAGGTTCAGAAGATCGAGCGCGGACAGCTCGCTTGTGCTCATCACAGCACGTTACCGCCATTTCCGCAACATCCGCCGTATCCGGTCATGTTGTACGCGAAATACGGGGAACATGTAAGATAAGCCGGTGTAGGTGTCGGGCGTACCGCATCAATGATTGTACGGGTCTGCGAAACCTGTGAAATCTGATTGTACGCGTTCTGCAGATCGCGGTCACGGTCTGACAGCTTATCCCTGAGTGCCTGGATGGTGTTTTCCTGCATCATCTGTCTGGTTGCGTTTCCGTCGGCCAGAATGCTCTCTTTGATGTCACAGCAACACTGTGCCATCTGAGCCTGCATATTCTGTGCCATGAGTGCCGCATCATATCGGCTCTGCAGGATCTCTTTCTGTGTTTCACAGCAACAATTCTGCTGTGCCGCCTGCACCTGCTGTAAGCCGAGCTGATTGGTATACCGGTTTTCCAGTACGTCTCTCTGCGTCTGGCAAGCTGTGTTGGAAACGTTCTGATTGGTATTGAAAATGTCACGTTTGACAAATTCATCAGAAATGAAATTGTCCTGCACGCCAGTCTCAACGCCGCCACGGTTCCATCCGCCCATCATCGGGAACAGAAATGCCAGCAGAATAATCCAGATCCACCAGCAGCCACCGCCCCAGTCATCGTCATTGTTTCTCGTTACGGCTGCTACATCAGCCGCGCTAAGTCCCATTGTTCCATCTGTCATGGTTATTTCTCCTTATCCTTCTATTTATTAAGGCTGTGCACCGCCCTAATATCTTATTTCATCAGCCCGGAGAACTGCCCCGGGTCCATCCCGTTCTGTCTGCACATTTCCTCGAATACCTGCTTCGGGTTCTTTCCCTTGCACATATCCATAGCCTTTTTAACATTCGGGTTTGTCTGCGCCATCTGTTCTACTGCGGCCTGCGGGTTGCCCGCCTGTTTGAGCTTATTGACCATCTGTATAGCCTGCATCATCGCGCCCATCGGGTTGTTACCGCCGCCCATATTGCCTATCATGCTCATTAATGGATTCATACGGGTTCCTCCTTATTCTCCGGCTTTTCGCCTAATCGCGTCAGCAGAGCGTCAAATTCCTGCCGCGTAACGTATTCTTGTCTTTCTTCTTTCGACTGGCTCTGTGCCGGGTTTAGGGCTTCCGGCGAGATCTCGGCGAACTGAAATACCTTGAAAGTCGCGCTTCCCATTCCGTCCACAGACTTAACGTAGAACACAGGGCTGTTGTTATCCATCATCCAAGCAGTATGTCCAGGCTGGACAATCTGATTTCTTGCGCCCTCGATGCCAGCAACCTGTATCCAATTCACGTTGCTGGTCGGTGCCTGCGGCTGTTGCTGACTCTGTGGTGCATACATGCTCATCTGCTGGTTTCTCGCCTGTTCCAACTGATTGATTCTCTGCTGAAGCATTGCCTGTTCGTTCGCAAATGCCTGCGGGTCAATATACGGATACATATTCATCCCTCCGTTCTCTTTCTACTCATATTTTAGGCGCAAAAAAAGGACTCTGACAGTTCGTCAAAGTCCCATGAAATGCTTAAAAAAGTATCAATCAACATACTTTAATGATTTTGGTGTTTACGTTTCTGCTGATCCGTTTTACAGTAGAAACAGAAATGTTCATTAGTTCCGCACACTTTTCGAGCGGAATATTCCTACTCCGATAATCAAAAAGTGTACGTTCGTCACGCGTAAAATTACAATACGTGCGAAAATATTCCAGCTCCGGTACTGTGAATTCATACACTTTCAAGATAAGCCCTCTTAATTTTTCTTGTCGGTCATCGCATTTACAAGTTCTTCCCTCGTTTTTTTTAAGCCCTCGATGTTGTTCCCTGTAATCTTATTTTCGATCAGATTGAACATGCTCCTCATTATCAGATTCATATCATCTCGTTGGGTGCGGATAGAGGTATAATCTTTCTCAAGTTTTGACTTGATATCCTTGATATCCTCCTCCATCGTCTGCATCCTCTTTTCCAGATCCCTCTCTGGCTTTTTGAATTTCTTCCATGCTCCGGTCAGAACCACAATCGCGCCACCTACTGTAGTTATCCAGCCGCAGAGAATCATGATTTGATTAATCGTCTCAATCATCTGCTTTTTCCTTTTTGCGTTTTTGATATCGCCGTGCATCCGCTGCGGCTCTTGCTGCCTGTTTTCGGTCCCAATGGGCTATTTTCAATCGCTCATCATAAGGGCGCAGGTTGTTGTCTTCGCAAAACTTGCGATATGCTTTATTTTGCTTACTAAGCAAATTAGCTTTTTGCTCTGTTCTACTTTGCAATTTGCTTTTCGTCTCGTCATCGCTTGCGTTGTCTATAGCATATTGCAAAGTTTGAATTTGCCTTTTGCTGTTTCGTATTCTGCGCTCCAACAATCGTTGCCGCTTCTGTGCTTCTTCAACCTTACGATTATCTGCGTATGAGATGTTCTTAGCGTCAAATGGGTTGTTCTTTCCGTCTCCCGATCCGAAACTATGACGGCAATTCCAGCCGCCCAGTCCCTCGCCGGTGCCGTATCCGGTCACCTCGTAGAAATTCGGGTATTTCTTGTTTTTTCCGGTTCGGGAATAGAATCGTCCTTGCCACCAAAGATGATTTCCCGGGTTCTGCCCGCCGTCTCCCGTTCGTGCGCCTACATGAGCAGAAACAAGAATAATATCCCAGTCCATCTCCTCCATCCGCGTTTCTGATACATCGCACGCCGCCTGCGCTATACCGGTGCGTACGATGGTCATGGTCGCAGATTCAAGGCTCTGCCGGTATCCTGTCGGGTACTTGACTGTCAGCCCCTCCTCGGACACTTTCTCGATCAGATCAGCCACCACAGCGCCGTAAGACTCTCCGCCGCTCAGAACCCTGTGATAGGCGCTGTCAAGCTCGTTGATAAAAAGTCTCTGCGCTTCTTCTGCGGTCGTCCGGGTGAAGTTCCGCCATGTGCCCGCGGTCGCCTTATAGTCTCTTTCCAGTACGCGCATCAGTGTGGGGGAAAGAAGAAGCGGCGTAGGTACCAGCCCAGCCGCCTTATATACCGCGTCGTCCCACTTGAGCGTCTGTATTCCCGCGTCAACGCAGGCTGATTTGATCTCTGATAGCTGCTGATTGGTCGCCTTTGCTATCTCTTTCTGGATATCTTCCAGCAGATAGCCAGCTTCCTGCAGTGCTTCGATTCTCCACTTGTCCGCCGCCGTCAGCATGTAGTTTTCGCCGCGTTCCATGCGTGTTAAAATCGCCTTGACGATCTTCCGCATGATCCGGTTGTGTAAATCCTCTGTGATGGCTTCTGCGCCCTCTGCCGCGTGCTGCAGATACTCCGGGGTAAGCATGTCTTATTCCTCTTTCTGTGCCTGTTTGATGATCTGGTTTGCTCCGGTGCTTGCTAATCCGCTGACAATGCCGACGGCTACCGCATTAAGCACGTCATGCGCCGGAAAGTCCGGGATTGTGTACATACCAACAACGCCAAGCACCGCTCCCGCCAATCCTACTGCGCACGGAATCCACTTGTTGCTAATATCCGTTGCTTTCATCACCATGCCTACCAGATAGCAGACTACTGTGATGCATACTACTGTTGCTACTCCACTCATATCCATGTTATCATTCCTCCTTATATTTGCTGTCAAAAAGCTCATCCTCTTTCGGAGTGGCTTCTTCGACCATTGCCTTTGCGTCTTCCTCCGAGAATCCCTCGAACTTGACGAAATACATCCACGCCGGTACTTTTCCGGCATTAACGTAATTCCACCAGCGTGCGCGGTCCTCCTCGCGGTTGTACGTAATATCACCGAAATCATACGTTACTTCGTACTCTCCCGCCGGACTCTCGCCGTACAGATCCGCATAGACGCTCAGCGCGTAATAGACGGCATCCATGCACTTCTCGAGCTGATCCCGAACATCTTTGATATACTGGATCGTCCGCCGGTCATCGGATTCAACCTGTGTTGCCGTTACCATTCCGGTTTTCTGGTCAAATACAAAATAGCCGTTTGAGAAGCCCGCCTTATAGCCGATCTGAGACAATAGCGCGTTGATGCCATTAACTCTTACCTCTGTGTTGAGTGTCGGGTTAATCTCTTGATAGAATGTATCCGCTCCTTCGCCGTACACGTTGCGAACATACTTTGGCAGGTGCGTTGTTGCGGCTGCTCCCGGGGTCATCTTATTGACCGGAGTGCCAGCCGGAGACAATAACCGATCATCTGCCAGAACAATTCGTTCACTGTCGTGGATTTCTCCGGTCATGCGGGAATACGCAATATCAAGATCTTTCAGTTCTTCCATCGCTTCTGCATATACCGGCAGGCCGAGCGGTGTTGACTTGTCCACGTTATTCGCCTGCGGTGTCACGAACACGCCAAACATCGGGCCATCCAGGCTTTCTCCGTTCGCTTTCAGAATCGGCGGGGAGTCTGCCATAAGCTCAGACCATTTCGTATCTTTCAGCGCCACCGGATCGCCGATTGAATCGGGAGATTTCGACCGATACGCCCGGTTGGAAATATAGTAAGGGCGTACTGTTTCCTCGCCCTGCTTCTCTTCTGCAAATCGGTGATATTCCAGCCGCGTGTAGTACCATTTTCCTTGCGTGTACGTATCTTTGAATATCATTCCGGTGATATTCTGGTTGTCATAATCGGTTATAAGCACTTCATCCGGCGTGAATACATCCAGTGTCTTCCCGTTCGGCTTGATGACTACCGTTCCATACGCACAGCCATATTCCACCCATTTTCGGATACTGAAAAACACTGCATCCGTCTGCTTCTGCAGCCATTCCGCCCGTGCTGATCCCTCGATTGTGATTTTAATTGCTAATGTCGCAAGACGCGCCGTTTCGGAGCTTAGCGTTTTTGCAAAATTGATTGTTCGGATGCCGTTCTGTGCGTCTTTCCACATCGGCTCCCCGGAGTAAACAGCAGCGCATTTTTTTATAACTGTGTCCATGGTCGGGGATTCAATCACATCAACATCAAACGCCTGCTCCGCTTCGCTTCGAAAAAACATGCTTAGCCACCTCTTAATAGTTGTTATCAGTCCCATTTCTAGCCCTCTGTCACTTTTCTGCCACACATCGGGCAGTAATTGACGTTATGCGGCGTTCCATCGATGCTTCCAGCCGCTCGTGTCTCAACCATCGTCTTACGGATCAGTTTGCACTGATAGATGTACCGTGCACGCTGATCGAATCTTTCTAATGTTTTCCAGTTTTTCAGCTCATCGCAAAATTCGCACATTATGCACTATACCCCCTGCGCATTGATATTGGAGACGTAGCATACCTGAGAGAATCTATCCAATGATCATCACCGTCTGGATAATCTGCTATCACTTCTCCGTTTGCATCAATTTCATGTTCGTAATTGATGATTTCTTTGTATGATCGTGGTGTCCGTGCCGGATCAATAACAAGCGTTCTGCACTGGAGCCATTCGAAAGTATATTTTCGGCTGCCCGGAGTAACAAGCGCTCTTCTGGCCGGAAGTCCTGCATCTCGGAAGTCTACTATGCTTTCCTCTTCGTCTACACCACAGTATATAGAATAATCATCATAGCTCTTATCTTTGATCTGCTTCGCCATGGCGGCATTTCTGATCTTACATCCGCCCAGTTCGTCAAGCAGATACACTTTTTCTTGATTAGGCACATAAGCCGCCCGAATAAATGCTTTCGGATCCGGATACCAACCCCAGTCTTGTCCCTGGTAGATAGACTGGAATTTCTGTATTTCCTCGTCCGTAATGGTTCGGATCTCAAGAAGCTCAAATATATTCGTTCCAAGTCCAACCGGAATACCGAGATACTCATGCTTATACGCGCGCTCATTGGTCTTTTTAAGGTGTTCTGCATCGTCGATGAACTGCTGTCCAAGCCATTCAACAGGAACGCTTGTGTAGTCGCTCTTGTGCCTGTAACTGTCGTCTCGTGGTTCTTCAACGTATACATTCGCCCAGTTGCTCCGGCTGATCGGCGGGTTGAAAGTTTTGAACACAACGAATTTATCGCCACCACGCAGCACGGACTGTTGTACGTTTCGGATTTCTTCGATTCCGGCGAACTCGTCAAGTTCCTCAAACCACAGATATTTAAACCATCCGCGGCTTGCCTTGATTGATTTCGTTTTCTTTGCCTTATCCAGCCCGCGAAAGATGATCTTCTGTCCGGTCGGCTTATAAGTGTACTGCATCGGGCTTACACTCGCCGACCAAAGATCATTCGCACCAAGTGCATCAATTCCCCATGCGATCTGCTCAAACACCGATTCTCGCAGGGTATTTCTAACTTTTCGGAATATCACAGCATTTGTATGCTCTCCTTTTTCCGCGTCCATCATCATCCCGAGTGGAATTTCAACACCTACAAATGATGACTTTGTGGATCCGCGTCCTCCGTACAGGTCATAATAAGTGTGGTTTCCGTCAAGAATATCCCAATGGACAGCATAGAAAGCAGGCGCGATGATGTCAGTTAGATTTACTGCGTTTACGCTGCTTTCCATTCTTTCCCTCCGGGCGTGGAATATTGTTGATGATCGTAATGCCCTCGCCGCCTGCTTTCGTTTTCTCCGTCAGCTCAATTCGCTTCATAAGCTCCCGGCCTGCCGCCATTCTGGTATCAATAGACACTTCAAGCCCAAACTGATCATTTATTTCACCTCGCATAACCGAAGTATAAAATTCCTGTATTTCCTTGATAGTTGCGACCTTTTCGCTCTCTACTTGCTCTTCCAGATGTCGTAAATACTCTCTGACATTCGGCTTTTTTAAGTTCTCGCTTGCCATTTGCGGCGCTGTCTTCTCAGAATACCCCGCTTTTCTTGCCGCTTCCGCCTTGTTTCCGCATTCCATCAGCTCATGGCAGAAATCTTTTTGTTTTTTCGTTACGCTCATCTAATCACCTCTGTCTATTGCCATTCTTGCAGTGCCCTCCACATATCTACCAGACAGTTCAGCAAGTCAAGCTGTGATGCTGTCCTGATGATCTGATAGTCCATTTGTTTCCACACGCCAGCTTTCCCGAGGAAATCAACAGGGGTTGAGAGTATATACATGGTTATCATTCTCTGTTGCTCCTTCGAATAGAACTGTGTTGTCCCTATCTTCACGATTTGCCCATTCTTCACCAGCGCGCGTTGCAATTTTTTAATGATCGCGTTTAGGTTTGCCATAATATCCTCCCCGTCCTATCGATCAGTCTTTCTTTACCCAGCTCTTCGTCTTTCCGTCCCACCGAAAGCCTTTTTCTTTTAACATGCTTCGTATGTTGTAAGTTTGTCCCGATACGCTGCTTACCTTGTCCCATCTGATACCGTAACTTTCAATTCCCCTGGAATCATCGTAGCTCACAATACCATGTTGGATTTTATACGTCACGTCTTTGGTGTTCGCTTTCGGGTTGCTGTTATCGAACGTTCCATAGGCTTTTACAATCTCTATTCCGCCTTTTTCGTTCTTTTGTTCTACCGCTTCATACACATCATCTCTATAGTGTGGACCATAGATAGAATTCCGGCGGTAGAATGTCGTGATCGTCTGCTCTTTCGCTTTCGGGTCCAACGCGGATTGGCTTTTCTTGCCTATGCCGCTTGCCCCCCTCGTCCGCCCAACTAGATTCCCTCCTTCTTGTATCTCTCCTGGAATGCCGCGACCTTTTCCACGTACCCTTCCAGTTCTTCCGGAACTTTCCCGAAGAAGATCACATGCTCCGGTGATAATCGTTTCATCATTTCTTCATATCCCCGCAGGAATGCCGCCTTTTTCGCCTTGCTGTTCTGCGTTCCAACACTGGATACTGCCACCACGCTTCCCACCGGCTCGCCATCAAAGCACCACTCGAACGAGCTTTCATCGCTCCATGCGATCGTAGGTATTACACGCAGTCCATTCATTTGCATATATGCCGCGCACCAGTGTTTTCTGTAATGGTTGTAAATCTGCATGGCTTTCGGAAAGTCCGTGTACATGCTGAAATCCGGTGAAAGCACGTAGTCATAGTCTCTCAGTACCTCAATGTAACGATCCGGATTATTCCATACTCGTTCGAACTGGTAGTCATCCAGGAAGAAATGAACGCCTTTCCCGGCTCTTTTCGTTGTGTTGGCCGCGTAGTTGAATCCGATCCACTCACACGGCTTGTACTCTTCCGGCATAATTTCGGGGATTCCGTACTCTCCCACGCCGGAAAAGATCATTTTCTCGAGATTGTCATAAGTCTTGTTTGCAGGCATAAAAATCACCCCCATACTAATACACTTCTATTCTTAGTGTACTGGCATGGGGGCTTTTCGTTGTACCCTTTTTGTTACTCTTCTGGATATGTTTCTGTTTTTTCTTCTCCTTCCAGTCTTAAAACCACCTTATAATCTTTCTCGATAATCATGTTTTCATCAACTATGCTTACGATCAGATCATTGTCTCTATTCAATATCTGGATTTCTGCAACATTTTTGTTTCCAATCTTCATTCTAGCTCCTTTCCGTGCAGAAGCAGCAATCTATACAGCTCCTCGATTGTCTTCCGCCTGTATCCCTGGAAATCTTTCCGCTGCATTGGGATGTACTGCACCTGGCTGATTCGGTCATACCCAATTCCAAGCGTAAGATTCGCGAACAGGGCACTCGATATCTCCGGGCAAGTCTTCTGTGCAGCCTGTAAGATAAGATTCTGGTCGTAGTCGTGCGCGTTTCTGCAATATGATACGATCTTATCCCCAAGTTCTTTCGAAATCCCGTAATCTTTCAAAAATGTGCCACGAATGCTCATGGTGCAGCTCCTTTCTGCGTTACGCTTCTTTTACCTCATCTCTTAACTGGCAGAATTTGTAGGTGACGCAATACTCTCCCACACTGAATACCGCAATATGTGTAGAGATATCAACCAAAGTTGCATCGCTCCACTGATACGAATTTACGTTGCCATCCGCGATTGACGGGCGGCGGATCTTATACCTGTTCCCTATCACAAGTTCTTCTTTTGTCATTTTGATTTTTTCTCTCCTTCTTCATCCAAGTTCATGCTTTCTAAGTCTTCAATTAGCTTGCTATATTTACTTAATGTCTGATCTTCTTTTACCATCTTAAATACCCCAAAAATTTTCCTCGATTAGATGCAACTTCTACCGACACATTAAAATACTCTGCAATCTTGGAAGTATCTACTACGTTACCGTCCGCAATCCTTTTAAGAACTGTAAGATATTCCGATGCTGGCATTAAAAAAGCTGCTGCAAACTCATTTGCTTGATATTCTTTTTCGGAGCTTCCTATTCGATGATAAATGTTATTCTCTTGTCTTGCCCATAACTCTTTATTAGTTCTATATCCCATATGAAGAAAGAGATGTCCTAATTCATGCGCAATTGTAAATCTTTCTCTTTTTTCGTCTTGATATGGGGATACAATAATCCTAAATCCATCCCCTTCCTTTTCAACTGCGCCATCTGAAAATGAAGTTTCTTTTTGGATAGTACCACCTAATATTTCAACAATATCACCAATATTCTGAATCGGAACAGAAATGTCATATACATTTAGTATATCTTCTGCTAATGAATTAATCATTACTTTAGTTGGCTTTAATACATCATATCTATTCTCTCCCTCATACGGCTCATACAGTGCGCCACATCTGTCACATTTGTATGCTCTACTCATTCTTCCTCACCTCCTCCAAACCCTTCAAAGACCGTTTTAACTACTCCTCTTGTCACTTCTGGCATTACAGCATAAGGCATAGCAATTCCTTTTTGGATATATCGCTCTGCCGACTTCGCGATCTGCTCCTCCAATCTCTCATACCGCGCAAGCTTCTCGGCGGTCTCATTCAGTACCGGGCATTCATCTGACGCGCAGTATTCCCCGTCATACGGGCAACTGGTACCGCACTGCTTAATATATGCGGTACCGTCAAAAGAATCTTCGGTAAGTCTTTTCACTCTTCCCATCTTCACTCCTCCGGCATATCTGTATACCAAATTTTTTCGATTTCTTCCGCCAACAAAACCATGCTTTGCGTTTGTCCCTTATATACCGGCCCACACAGAATCTCTACTGCTTTGCACTGTGCGCTCTGTTTTGCAATCAGATGCAACACTTCCATCGCTCTTTCTTCTGTTTTGTAAGTTCCAAGCTGTTCGAATTGGTCTGCGCAGATTTTAAAACAACCTCCAACCGTCTCAGCCACATAAAGCACTCTGCAAGTATCAATATTGAAGATTGCTTTCTTGTCCTGTCTTCTAATCAGCATCTTCTTCCTCCTCTTCTGCTGGCATTTGATACACATATTCCTGTGCAAGCGCTTGATACACGGTTACACGGAGTCCGCCGATCCATCTACCCGCGTAAATGATTTCATCTGCTTTGCAGCATCCAATTTGCTCAGCAATTTCATCAAGAACCTTTTCTGCTTTCTTTTTTGTTTTATAGACTCCTACTACACCTGCTCTTGTCTCGATACCATACCGGCCGTCCGGTCCGCAGAACATACGGAAATCATTTCCGTATGTATCTACCACAAGATCTTTGTTTTGACTCTTAATTATCATTCCTTCTCCTTTTTCCTCACGCAAACCTCAACTGTCCCTGGCTGTCGTCGATATTCAGATTCGGCACCCGTTCCCCTACTTTCAGATATGGGCAGTTGGCTTCTACCAGTTTCTGCGCCATAATCGGCACTACACTGTTCCCGATCCGCGCCACCTGCTTTGCAATCGGGTACGGTTTCCAGTTGTAATCCCGATCAATGATATAATCTTTCGGGAATCCTTGCATCAGCTTCAGTTCTTCCGGTTTCAGCATTCGCAGGAAGATATCCTTCAGAATGTATTTTTCTCCCTGAATATCCAGCACCACATTAACCAAACCAAAACGATCCTTCGTGGTGATCGTATCCAGTGGCCTGTCAATGCCTTGGCAGCTTCCGCCGGATCCGTAATATTTAATCAGGAATGCGGATATCAGCCCGAAGTGCCCCGGCGATGTTGTAATCGTATGCAATGGCTCATCGCAACCCTGTCCGATACCAGTCTTGTAATATTTGGTAATAAACGCTGTCACCAGCCCGTACCGGTTACTGGTATCAATGGTCTTGATCGGCTCCGTTAGAAACTGGCCCCGGGAATCTCCGGCTTTCGTCTCGCCGTGATACTGGATGAGAAAAGCAGTCACCAGACGATTGTGATCTACGGTGGTAATTGTGCTGCAAGGAGAATGCAGGTCACTTCCACAACCTTTATAGTTTCCACCATATGCTTTATCCAGATACGACAAAAACAGCTTTTCTCCATCTTTTACGATATATGGATTCGGATTTTCCACGATATATTTCCGGATTCCATTCGCGATACGCTTCATAGTCGCGTCCGCCAGAGGCTTTGGCCTATCAAATATGGATCGTCCAAAATCTGACCAGTCTATGTAGTCGCCACAGGCTTTCCACCGTGGCTCTCGATCCTTGAAGTGAGTCGGTGCCGGCCATACAATCTCACGTCCGTCTCTCCGGAAGATTGCGTACCAGCGTTTCCGTGTCGTGGGTGCTCCGTAGTCTGCTGCTATCAGTTCTCTGCACTCAAACATATATCCAAGAGATTTCATTGCCATAATAAATTTTCGATAGTCCTCTCCACGACGTTCCTTAATCGGATGACCATTACTGTCAAGCGGCCCCCACTGTTGTATTTCCTCTACGTTTTCCATCAGGATCACGTCCGGCAGAATTGCTTTAGCGTGTTTGTAAACAGCCCACGGAAGAATTCTCAATCCTTTCTCCCGTGGTTTACCGCCTTTTGCCTTGCTATGGCTTGTACAGTCCGGCGACGCCCACATCAGAGCCACGTGCCGGCCTTTTACATATTTCTTCAAGTCAACCTTAAAAATATCTTCTGTTAGATGCAGCGTGTTCGGATGATTCGTTTTGTGCATCAGGATGGCATCCGGATCGTGATTAATCGCAATATCTACCGGTCTCCCCAGTGCCATCTCGATGCCGACGGAGGCGCCGCCCCCGCCAGCAAAGCAGTCAATAATCAGATCCTTCATTGTTTGACCCTCTTTTCGAGAAATTGTTTTCTTTGATATTTTTCATTTTTTTCTTTTGCCCCGGCCGGAGGCTGGCTCCTTTCTGTTTGTTCTACACTGTCATTTTAGCTCCGCACTTCGGGCAGAACTTCCATTTTGCTTTGATATATTCTGTACTGGATCTTCCTGTTTCAACGGCATCATAACTCTCAACCTGAAAGCCACAACCAGAGCATTCAGCATGGATATAGTCGTTGTGCTCTTCTCTACTTTTCCACTTTGCTTTTTTCATTCTTCCCATGATTCCTGCTCCATTCCGTAAGATATTCTTCCTGCTCCCGGTCCTCTTCCGGATCCTTCGGATGTTCTGGTCGGTTCAGCAGCCACGCTGCTGCTCCGATTACCAGCGCACAAAATACTACTATACATTTGGTAGCAGTGTTAAATCCTCTCTCTGTACTCTTGTGATGTATGAATATTGTCCGCAATGTGGGCATTTCTCCGTTTTAATTGTCAGCCCTTTTCCGCGCACAACCTCCGTGATTGTAACTGTCGCCCCTTTCCCTATCGCTACGCCTGCCACATTTCTTATATCGCGTTCCAGCGTTGCTTTTCTTCCTTTCAGCATTTCTCCAGTAAATTTTCTCGGTATCATTTTTCTTTGTCCGTCCTTTCATGTTTTTTCTTCCATGCTTCCAAGTATTCCATCTGCTCCTGATCTTCCCTCGGATCTTTTTTCCGATCCGGCGGGTCAAGCATTAGTTTTGCTGACGCGAGAATCACCGCGCAGAACAGAACAATTCCGATGATCTCCATTCTCTTTTCCTTCCTTTCCGAGAATCTGTTTTCTCGTTTTATCCCATTCTTTCAGAAGAGCATCCGGGAAATCGTTTTTATCGTATTTCGTTTCTTTCATTCTTCCGCCCCTCCAAAGCCAAACTCTTTTGCGAGATCCATATCCTCAAATTCCAGCATTGCGCCGGTCTTTTCGTGCAACTCCTCGTACATCTTAGCCAGACCTACACTGTTCATCTTCCGTACTGCAGCAGTGTAGTTGTCCATGTACCGGTCAAGCGCCTTTTTGTACCCCCAGGTCTCATAGATCGCCAGTGCAGAGCACACGACGTTCGCCGCGCTGATGCAGTCCTCTGCTTTCAGCAGCTTTTCCTGTGCTTCTTTCTGGTAGGCTTCGGACAGATTTCTCTGCATCCTGTCCACCCATTTCCGCAGGATCTCGAGCTTTACGCCTGTGATCCCGCTCACTTCTGCGGCTGTCATCGTCTCAGGGCTTAACTTAGTTGACGGCTTTTTCTTCAATTTATTGCTCATAGGCCCTCCCCTGTCCTTTTCTTATTATTTCATCATCTGGTAAAAGCAAAACGCTACTGTTGCGCAGATAATTGCTGTTTTGAGTACTGATACCATGCTTAACCTCCTGTCAATGCCTGCTCCAATGCCGCGAAATCATAGTCCCGCTGGTTGAAGTTGTTGAATTTGTTTTCTTTCTGCTGCTTCGTCGGCTCTCTTTTTCCTGGCTCATAATTCGCGTCGAGATAATCCACGTAACCAGAATTGAAAAAGGTACTGCCGTACTGCGGCTTTCTCCAGTCCTCCTTTTCCAGTTCCGTCTTATACCTCTGAATTGCTCTCTCAAGCTCTTCATGCCCGATTTTAAGCAGTTTTTTCTTTGCTGTATCACTTACCTGCCCCTTGCCTTTTTTGTTCGGATACAGGCTCCACAACCGCTCGAAAAGAATCTTTGCTTCTTTGGTTTCCTCCGCCTTTTTCGACGGCTTCGGTTCTTCTGGTTCTTCGTGTTCCTCTTGCTTCTCCTCTACCGGCGGTGGTGTTTCCTGCTCCACAGCTTCTATTTTCGCCTGTTCCCTGTACCGCGCCTGCCGCTTCCGGTTGCTCGCCCGGATCTGTTCCAACGCGGCTACGTTCTGATGTTCTTCCCATCCAGGGATCAGAAGCGTGTTTTCCTCGTTTCGGCTTATCATTCCCATACTTTCCAGCGCTTTCATGGCTACCAGAATAGTACTTTCTGGGAATCCAAGCTCATTTGCGAGCATCGCCGGAGTATACGGGATGTTTTCGGTAAGGAAAATATATCCATTGGAATTGCACCGCCCTGCCAGAGTCAGCAGCATGACCCAGATAAGAACGATGTTGTTTCCCTCCGGCAGGCCGCGCAGATACTTGATCTTTCGATTATCGAACATGTCTATCGACATCTTAACCCACTTAACCTCGCCCATCGTCCGCACCTTCTTTCAGACTCATTCCCGCTTCGTATTCGCGGAATATTGTCATCCAGTCGTCGAGTTCCATCGTGACTAGGATCTTATGATTGTTTCTTTTGTGGAATACTGTGGGCAAAACGTCTTTTCCACTTTCTTTCGCGTCGTGTTTCGCCTGATCCATCCAATCATAGAGCTGCATTCGCTCTTGATGTTTCGCTTCCACGTGGATCCCCGGGAGGCCTACAACATCGGATGCGTCCCCGGTGTTCCCGCAGTATTGCGCGGTCCGGCGGGACTCCGTGTAGCCATACTCCCGGAACTTTCTGGAAAGCTCCAACTCGAAGCGTTTCCCTTTCTGTTTGCTGTTGATCGGCATTTCTGCCCCTTTCCGGCGGCTCCAGCCAGCCGCCTTTTTGTGACGTATAAAATTTTGAACCATACTGAGATACTCTGTTGACAGTTCCATGCTGGACTCTATGACTTCCCATCCGGGTTATCATCTACAACAATTCCGTATACGTGATACATTTTTTCGAAGCTCGGCATTCCGCGTTGATGTGCGATCGTGTGGTGCGTCCTGCACAGGCAGATTTTCCGGTATCCCGAATCATCCACCCGCCGCCGGTCATTTCCCATGCCGATTGTATCAACGTGGTGGATTTCGCCATCTTTCCCGCACACCGCACATTTTCTGTGCTTTATACATGCGTACAGGTACTTTCCGACATCATCCGCGCGTTCTATTCCGCTGTCTGAGAGTGGTATTCCCTCTTTAAGCACGAAATCCATCAGAAACGTGATAAAATCCCGCGCCGTCCCCATCGAACAGTCTGAAAGGGAGAAATAAGGTTCTCCTGTATCGATCATGTAATTACATTTCATAATCTCTTTCATCTCCTCCGGGAGATAGCCCAACTCAATAGCTATATCCCGGATGGTCGCGTATGCTTTCTTCCGCTGCAGATTGGAAATGTGCCGCCCATCGTCGAAACGCATTTCTGTGCTCGTGATGGTTTTATTTTCAATTTCTTCTTTCAGCCTGCTTTTCGGCAGCCGCACTACAAGCCACGTATCACCGTCTTTTTCTACGGATTTTACTATTTCAGCCAAAGCGTGCATTACTCGCCCCCGAGCTGTTTTTTGAACATGTTCAGAATTTTTCCGGCCTGCATTGCCGTCGGGCGGTTATTCTTAACTTTCTGTCTCTTATACAGCTCCTCAAGATTGACATTGTGTTTTTCCGCCAGTTCCCGGATGGTTTTTTCCTGCGCATCCGAGCAAGGTTCTCCGCTGTCAATCGCCCTGTTAGAATCCGGATCAATGCTGTCATCGAGCAGGAACATTCCTGAGAGCGCGTATTTCCGCGCGTAGGACGATGCAGAACCGGTTGTCTGGCTTTCATCCATCTTAGCTTTCGGTGTCGCCGGTTCCCTCGCAAAAGCGCTTGTGCTACGGCTTTCTCCGCTTTCCAGGTCGTACACGGTCACCGTCGCCCGCAGATACACGTTCACTCCTACCGCTACCACTTCGTCGGTGATCTGTACTGACACTAGCAGCTCTTTTTCCATCGGCTTCAACGCTTTCATGATATCCTCGGCACTCCGATATTTGAAATTTCCAAACTCATTAACGTGGTTCTTCGGAACCTTGATCCGTGTCTGGATCTGCATGATTTTCTCATCTATTTTCGCCATATGTAGCTTCCTTTCTGTGCTCATGAATCCATCTGTCCATACAGTTTTCTGTGTGGATGCACTCGCCATTGACCTCTACGTAGTCCTCGCCGTAATATCCAGGCTTTGCAGACGCAATGACCTCGCCGCAAAAATCACAGATCAGCACTCTTCTCCCGTTTTCGTCGATGTCCCACATGGCTGCACCTCCACTTCTTTCAGTCCGAGAATCGCCGCGATTGTCTCAACCTGCGGGAATTTCTCGCTTTCCAGATACCGGCGTACTGCTTCGATGTAACATGTTGCCGCATCTGCCGCGCTTTTTTCTACACTTACATCCAAGCCTACATATTCATACTTTTTCATTCTTCTACCTCCACAAATTCTCCGTTTTTCAGCGTGTAATAAGTGTCCTCTTTGATTTTTTCGCCGTCTACGCGCTCTGTTTTTACGCAGACCGGCACATAGCGTCCTTTTTCTTCATCTTTCACCCATTCCGCAAGCGTGATCCAGCTCCCCTTTTTGCCTTTTGCTTTTGATCTGCTGCCTGCGCACATAATCACAGCGTCTTCTCCGGTGCTATTGATCTGCGCGAAGTCACCGGACGAGCCGATCTTCGCGTAGTTACCGGACGAGCC